TGGGCGGCCAACAGATCGCGCAGTGCCTTGTCGATCGGCGTCGGCTGCGCGTCGGCGGCAAACGACACCGCGGTCTCGGCCGGGACGGCGTCGAGGATCGAGACAAGCTTGTCCTTCGAGGCAGCAATCAGCTTCCCCTCGACGACAAGGGTTTCGGCAAAAGCCACGTTTTCGGCATGGGCGAGTTCGCCCAGCCGCTTCTTCAGGGCCGCCTCGTCGGCGGCAAGCTTGCTCTCACGCTCGGCGAAAGCCGGATCGGGCTGCTTCACTTCGGGTTCCTTTTTCGGTTCGGGAGGGGTGGCGAAGGCGCGCGTGTCCGCCTTGCGGATCTCGGTGTTCTGCAGCCATTCGATCTGATAGGCCGGCAAGGCCTTGTCGGCCTCCTCGAGGCCGAAGCGCTCGATGAAGAAATCACGCAAGGCCCGCAGAATGCTGGCGGTCTGCTCGAAGCCTGCCTCGCCGAAGGCGGCGCTGAAGGTAACGGCATCAGCCGCGGCGCCGGAAAATGCGATGTTCTTCAGGCCGGCGACGGCGGGCGCGGCTCCGCCCAGGAAGCCGATATGTTTCGGGTACCAGGTGCCGGGAACCGGATTGGCGGAGGCGTCCGGACGAAAGAAGGAAAGCGAAACCTTCTTGTAGCGGCCCGCCTTGACGGCCTCCGAGAATGCCGGGTCGATCTCGCCCACGGTCGCATAGAGCCGGCCGCTCAAGGGATCGAAATCGAAGGCTTCAGCCCAGCCGAAAGCCGGCGCATCCGTGGTCGGATGGCCGACAACGATCGGCGCCGGCGCGGTCGCCGGATCATAGACGTCGGAAACGGCCTTCAGGTCGGCGGCGGAATAGGTGATCGCCTCACCCTGCATGGGGGTGAAGGTGCCGGTGCGAAAGACCTCGATGCGAGCTGTTCTGGTGGTCATACGGTCCTCGGTGCGAATTGCCGAGGACGACCATGCGTCAGCCCAGAAAAAGAAACGACCGGACGTAAGGTCCGGTCGGTCTCGTCTGACTTGTCGGGTCACAATGCGTCAGCCGAAGCGAGGATGCAAGTCCGCAAGCGAGGACCGGGATGCAATGGCATCGCCTTCGAATTCTAACGCCGCTCTAACGGTTGATACCCATCTTCGTCCTATGCCGGGAGCCTCAGACCGTCCGCGCCCGTCCTTGGCGCGCTATTCCGATGGGCCTTTTTCCGTCGTCAGCCAGGTCTCGGCGATGCGGATGATAGCCACGACGTCATCGGGGCCGATGCCCATATAGGGTCGTGCCGGCATGTCGATCTCATGCGCCTTGATCTTCACGTCACGGGCGAAGTTCGATTTCGATTTCTTCCGAAACGTCTGATCGAGCGTGTCGGTCTTGGCGTCATAGTGCTGATACACCGTGCCCACCCGCTCCTTCTTCTTGATCTTGCCGCCGAGCTGGTGGACGGCCGCATAGGGCACGGGTGTACTAAGCCGTGCAGAACTGCTGTCCGATGACGGATGGATCGATCCCGTTAGCCGGCCGCGCGCCCGCAGGATCGTGATCGGCACGAGCCGCTTGCGTTCGCGTTCCCTGATCGTGCGCGGCATCAGCTTTTTCCATGGAACGCCATCCGGGCTCGCCTCCCGGCCGAAATTATCCCGGGTGGAATTCAGAAGGTGTTCCGCGACGTTCTTGTAGAAACCGGCCGGATTGGCCATCTGCGCCAGCAGTTCGTCGAGCCGCGCCTGTGCCTTCTGATCGTTGATGCTGACCGAGTACGTGATGCCATCCATTGGACTTTCTCCGCCTGATGAGGTATTGTTTGAAGGTTGGAATGCGAAGGCGGTGATGGCCCTGGCAGCGTTCCGGCACGAGAGGCCGGATCACCCCGGCCTTTTTTCACTTCCGCCCCTCTTGTAGACAAGCTTGCCCTTGCGTTGCCTGTCGAGCGCGTGAAAATCCGGATCGCCCTTTTTGGTGGTCCGGTTAAAACTGGTCACAGCCTCCCAGAAGCGCTGACCGATCTCGAAGACGATCTGGATGCCGGTCTTGCGATCGACGCGGATGTATCGGCGGTCGACGAGCAGCTCTTCCGATTGTTGGTCGGCGGGGTCGACCTTTCGGGCTACGCCGATCCAGATCTCGTCCGGGTCCATCAACGTCTCGGCCATCAGCGGCGTGAGAACATGACGGCCGCGTTTCATCACCTTCAGCTCGCCGGCGCGATCACGGAAAAGCTGATCGGAGATCGGAATGGCCGTGCCGGCCTTGTCTTCCCACAGGACCGCCTTGCCGATACTGGCGCCGAACGGCTCCAGAAAGGCGCGGACATAATCTTCCGGGTCCAGCCCCTCCTCGAGCGGAACGGCCTCGAACGGCTTTGACTTCGTCAGCAGATCCTCGATCGGCTCGGCTTCGTCGATCGAGACGGCCTGGCGGCCGGGTTCGAGCGTTGCGCCCGCATCATCCATCAATGCGGACGGTGTCAGGCCGCGTTCCCAAAGATCCCCGGGCATATAGTCCCAACCGTAGCCGACACCTTGCGGCTGCTCGGTTAGCTGACCGCTGACCGGATCGATGATCGGTTTCATGAGCGTGTCGGCCGAGGCATCCAAAACCTTCAGGCCGAGCCGATTGACATCATCCCAGGAGAGCGTTCGGACACCGCAGGTGCAGAACCAGTCGTTCGGCGGAAAATGCCTCTCCCACCAGCGATCATTATGCAGACGGCAGTCTTTGTCCCAGGACTTGTGGAGCTTGCGCGGACGCTTGGGAGTGCGGGTTTCGCCCCATCGGTATTGCCAGATCGGGCGGAGCTTGATTACCTCCGGATCGCGCATCTGCCGCAATCGGCCGGCCATGTAGGAGGTGCGCACATTCGTTTCGAAGATTACCCTGGTTCGCCAACCGCGCTCACCCTTGTACTGCCAGCCATATTGGGCAACGATTCGGTCGAAGTCCTTCCGGAAACTCTCGAGCGTGCCGCCGTTCTCGATCGCGCCGGCGATCGCCGTATGGAAGTCCGAGAGCATCGCCGTATCCATGGCGCCGGCGATGACGAAGGCGCGATCATGAACGCCCCGCAATGCGTCGGTCCATTGCTTGGTCGGCTTGACCCGTTTCTGGCGGAAATAGTCGACCTGCTCACGGAACGGTTGGCCGAAGACGCTGAAGCCGCCGCCCTCGGCAAAGTCGGCGAGATCCTCGCCGTCCAGGAAGACCGCTTCGCGGCCGGCATAGGCGGAAGCCTCCAGGGCGTCGCCGAGCACCCGAGCCATTCCCGCCGGCGTCCATTTCGCAGCAAGCTGCAGGAGGTTGGTTGCGACCGTTTGGAGGTCCGGCGCATCGAGCGCCTTGCGGACCGTCTCGATGCGGCGATCGATATGCTTTTCTGCCGCCTTTTCCAGTGCCTCGGTGATGGGCAGCGATGGATCGTCGTGGTCGGCGGCAAAGCCTACGGAGCTATAGAGTTTTTTTTTAACGGACCAAAGAGAGCGGCAAAGGCCGGGTTCTCTTCGGCTAGCTGGCGCAGGTCGCGGCCGCGCTCGCCACCTTCCATGAAGGCGAAGCGCGCTACAACGATTCGGCCGATCGCCTCTTCCGACAGATGGTCCGTGAGGCCGAAGGAGGTGATGAAATCGCGTGCCTGGTCGTCATCGTCAAACTTCGCCGCGGTCGCGATGATCCTGACCAGGGCATCATGTTCCTTGGTCGCTGCGTCGGCCCGCGCCGACCGCACGGCGGCCTTCTCCTTTTCGTTTGAAGGCCGGACGCGATAGAGGTACGGGACGCCGGCGCCTGGGAAGTTATAGTCCACCAGCCAGGTGAGAAGCTGTTCCCGGAAACTGTCCGACAACAGATCCCCGTCGCTGTCGACCAGCATGTCCAGCATGTCGGCATGGGTTTCCGACGCGGCCTTCGAACCGTTGTTGCCGATGTCGGTCGTCAGCGTTTCGCCGTTGACGCAGATCGAGATCTGTTTGTCCCAATAGGCCAGGAAGTCCTGATAACTGACGGCGCCCGATCTGGCCGCCTCCAGGAACTTCACATCCGTGCCGACCGGCACGGTGATCGCCGAACTGCCCCTGATGGAGCGAAGAATATTGAGCAGCTTGGTCTGCTCTTCGCTCAACGTCCCGTAGGGCGTGGCGCCGACCACTGTGGGGCTGGCAAATTTCTCGAGGAAATGCAGCCAGAAGGCTACGCCCTCCCGTTTGAACAGGACCGGCCAGAAGAGCCTTGTACCCAGGCCGAGGCCATACGGATTGTTGCCCTTCACCCCGAAGCGATGGACGATGAACTTGCGGTCGGGCAGCTCCATCCCGTCGCGCATGTTCGTCCAGGTCAAAAGCCGAGGCCGCCAGTTCTCGTCGAAGACGAAACGGCGCTGGTCGTGTGCGACAATATCGGCGGGAACGATGCGATTGCCGTCCCGCCTCCAGACGGTCTCCGATACCGCAAACCCCTTCAAGGTAGCATCGAGCAGATCCTCGCAGATCCGGTCGAACGGCAGGGCCTCGATGACATCGCGGCAGAAATCGGCGGCAGCGACATCGATGGGGGCGTCAGATGCCGGCGTCACCTCCCAATCGCGCGACAGGAGCTGCTTCTTGCGCTTTTGCAGCATGGCGAATGCATGCGTGTCCCGCTCGATCTCGTCATAGATCTTCAGGCCCTTGCCGCCGCCGCGCTGGAGGAGCGTGTCGTCGACATATTGCAGCGATCCCGAATAATAGGGAATGGTGATGTCGTTGCGGGCATTGGCGATCAGGTGACGCGCATCGGCCGGTAGGTTCTTGCGGGTCTCTTCGGTGATCTTTGTCGTCGGTGTCTTCATAGCCGGTAGTCTCCCAGGCCGCCCCGGTCATCCGAGGATCCGGCTGTCATGATCCCGGAGGCGATGCCCGTGCCGGTGCCGGAATAGTAGAGAGCGTTCTGCCACAGCATATCGAGGCAGTCGGGGCCGTCATCATGGTCGGCGTTGGGCCATTGCTGCAGCTGGTCGATCAGCGTGGTGTGAGCGGAGTTGAAGCGGATAAGGCCGGCCGCGACAGGCGGCTGGAGACGCTCAATGCGCAGGTTCTTGTCGGCGATCGGAGTGATCGGCACTGCGGAAATGCCGACGCCCTGCTTTGCCGCGGTCAGCATCAACGTGGTCCGCAGGAACTCCTGGAACTGGACGGCCTCGACGAACCAGACCAACGGACGATATTCGCGCTGTAGCGCGATCGTATCGGAAATGATGATGTCCGGCAGGCGGCGGCGGATCGAGGCTTCGACAACGTCCATCTTGCCGGTCAATCTGTCCATGCCGCCGATCAGAATGGCGGAAGGATCTCGGCCCTTGCCATGCTTGCCAAGCGATGGATCGATCGCGCCGAAGAAAATCAGGTTCGAATTTCTAACGTTCCAGTAAATCAGCTTGCCGAACGGATTGCCTTCGCTGATCGGCTTGTTCTGGTATTCGGTCTGGAATCCGTCGTGATCGCCAGCCCGCTCGAGCATCAGGAAGATGAGCGGCTGAACACCTGGCCAGTTGACGACGGCTCCTTCGTCCATCGCCGTCTGGTTCTCGATATAGAAGGCTCTTGCGGCCGGCTCACCGTCGTTCTGGAACACCTCCTCGAACCGGTCCCAAAGGTCCATCCGATCGGGCCACTTAACGATCGCCTGGAATTCGGTGACGTGCCAGACGGGCGACTTCGCCGCGCGCACGATGACGGCATCGTAATGGAGGACGGTCCCGACCCAGATGACATCCATGGAGCCATCCGGCGGACCAACCTTCAGCGCTGCCCGGTTGATCCACTTTTCCAGCTTGGTGCGCTGATCGGGCGAGCGCACCGCTTCGTCGTTTTCGAGGTCGTCGAAGAACATCAGGTCCGGACGGTAGGGGCCATGGCGACGGCCGCGGATCTTCTTCGCGGCACCCAGCCCCTCGATCCGGATATTGTTGGCCGTGACGATCTCGCCCTCGCGCCAGATGCGGCCTTCACCGCACACCTCGGGGAAATCATGGGCCAGGCGCGGATTGGTCGTCAGCTCCGCCTTGATGGCCTCGATCAGAAGTGCCGCCTGTTCATAGACGTCGCAGACTTCCAAGATGTAGCGTTTTGCCCCCAGCACGGCGCAATAGAGGGCAAAGCCGAGTGACAGGTGGGTGGACTTCGAAGAGCCGCGAGGCGCGATGAAGAGATCCCGGGCGCCCTTTTCCGAGGCGAGGATCTCCGGCACCCTGGCGAAGATGTGCTTATGGAACAGGCTGTGCTCGCCGCGAACATAGTGCGGAAGGTAGGTCTCCATGAAGAACTGGTAGCCGTCCTCTTGATCGCGGACCTTCGCCAGGCGCTCGGCCTTGGCTCCCGGATCTGCCGGAAAGTCGGAAACGGATAGTTCGATCCAGCGCGAAAAATCGCCCGCCATGGCGGCGAGCGATTCCTTGAACTCCCTGGCGCTGATCGACGCCTTCAGCTGTGGCCACTTCATGACGCGTAAAGGCCTGCGAGCCTCTCGCCGAAGGGTTCAATGATCTCGAGGATGACAACTGCATGCTGCGGGAAGTGCTGCCGCACGAAATCGAGCAGGTGCCTCATGACGTCCTGGGCCACGCCCAGCTCGGATATTTTCGGTGCCAGCTTGCCGGCCGAAGCCGTCATCTTGGTCATGGCGTCGGCCAGCGCGACCAGGTGCTTGACCTTTTGGTCCATGGTCAGTTCGCCGTTCTTGATCTCCTCGAGGAGAGACTGGGCCATGATCATGAAGTCCTCGACGACGGAGGAAACCACCGTCTCGATACCTTCACCGGACGCCGTGCGGGCGATGTCCCAATCGTCACCGGCCGCCTTGGCGGCCTTCTTCCACCGGCCGAATGTCGCCTGGGAAATGCCGAGCGCAAGCGAGATGGTCGCGCCGGTCATGCGGCGATAGACGTAGTCGGCGCGGGCCTTGCGGCGGAGATCCTGTTCGTTCCTAGACATTCAGACCGCCCTTCACGATGAAGGTCAGCACACCGGCCGCAATCGCACCAAGGATCAGCCGGACGATCCACGTCGTATTGCTGTCGATCTTGGTCAGGCTGGTCTGAACCGTCACCATGCGTTCGGCCTGGACGGCCCCGTCCTTTTCCAAGCTGTTTACCCGCTCCTTGAGGTCCTTGATGTCGGCCTTGTTTTCTTCGGCCTGCTTCTGGATGTGTGCAGGGAAGTCATAACCGTTCAACGGGAACCTCCCTCGATGGCGGAGACGGCACCCGCGCGCCGGATCTCGCAGATCTGCAGGGAGGTTCGGTCGGTCTTCCAGCCGCTGAAAACCTCCGACTGCGTCATGTCCCGATCGGGAACGAACACAGGCGCTGGGCACGGCTTTCTTGCCTCGGGTGGCACATTGGCACCCAGGAATTTAACGGGCGTGGGGGTAGGCTCGACGTCAACGTGCGAGCAGGCGGACACGATCGCGGCTAAGGCCGACAGACCCGCCATCCGGCAAAGCCGCATTCTCTTTCTCCAGTTCGGTAAGCTTCTGTTCGGCGGCGCGAACCCTGTCGTTCGCGGCGGCCTCGATCTTCATGGCGATTGCCAACTGTTCGGCTGCCTTCTTCTCGGCTGCGGCGTTAGCCTTCTCTATCCGGCCCTCCCAGTAGGCGTTCCGCTCGGCGACGACGACGGCGCGGGCATCGTCGACCAGGGCGGCGATGGTTCGTAGCGAAAGCCATCCAAGCAAGGCCACAGCGATCAAGACCAGGCTGACGAATATCGGTACGATACCAACCTTGCGGACACCGGCGAGAAGGAAGGGAGCGAGAAAAGTCGGCATCAGCTCTGCCCCCCTGGAGGAGC